TTTTCTCATAATTTTTATACTATTGTTCCATAAATTGTAGACTGAAAATCATATCCATTAGCAAGTGTAAATGTATTATCCCATTTGCATAAACCGGTAATTGCACCATATGAATAGGGTTGCCATAAATATCCAGTAACAGCGTTTTCTCTGCAAACACCCATTACATTACCGTTTATTGTCATGGCATTAGAAAAAGAACATCCAGAAGCCGAACCTTTATCGGTAATGTGTGCACCTGTCTGTTCCCATAACATTTTTCCAGTTATTACATAATAACCATTAGAGGTCGTTGAGTTATATGAACCACTACTAGGAATTAAAGTAGGCGTATAATTTAACATTCTTGTTTGATAAATAGGTCTCTGAATAAGATTAACAGCAGTGAAAGTTGGAACACTCCAAGTATAACCAGCACCTGCGGAAAGAGTAGCGGCGAAACGACCGATAAGTTCTACTACATCAGTTGCGGCTGGTTGAGAACTACCATTTCCTTCAAACATTTTTTCAGCTATAGAAGACCAAGTTCCAAAATCAGATATTGCAGTTGCTCCTGGAAACCTTGAAAATCCTATTTGCAAAGCCGCATCGACCGTATTGTAATTAAGATAAACAAACAAATCACATTCCTTTGTGGCAATTTCCGCACTTCCCATATTAGCCCAATTCGTTCCTGCAGGTTTAGTGACTGAAATAGCAGAAGTAATACTCCTAACTGTATCTCCAATCCTACAATAAATAGGGTCAGTTGCAGACGGGTCTGTTCCTGCAAGAGTTTTAAGAGCGACTGTTAAATCTCCACCTGCAACTGTTGGTGATATTTTTCCGTTGATTAAAAATCCCTCTGGAGCGTTAATTGAAAAATGATTTATTTTATAATCTAAAGAATTAGTATCGGCAGAACTATTTGTGCCAACCTTCGTTTCCAACGCCTCAATAGCAGCATTTTCTGCCTGATGAATGGTTGAATGAGAAGGAGCATTAGTATATTCTCCCGCTGTTGGGTCAGTTAATGAATCTAAGTTTGTTGGATATGCCATATTAAGGTTTTAATCTTATGCACAACATATAGTCTGTTCCCCATCCTATTGTGCTAATCATTTCATAATTATATTTTTTAAAATCTTCTTCTGTCCAATCAGAAAGGTGAGTTTCTGATTTATTTCCATATACTCCTTCTTGTGGTCTAGCTGGAGACGGTGTTGCGATTATTACCCAAGCATTACAGTGAGATAACATTTTTTCAATCAACTTATGACCATCTTCCTTGGTGAGGTGTTCTATCATATCACCACAATAAACTACATCATATTTGTCCAATCCAGCTATCTCCGTTAGTGCATCACCTACGTATATAGTATCGTAGAAATCCCAAGCTAGGTTTCGATATGGTTCAAAAATCTCAATTCCATCCAACTTTAAACCCCAATCTTCCTTTTGCAATCTTCCACAACGGACATCCGTAAAAACTTGGAATATAGAACCCATCATTCCCCAACCCATTCCAACATCTAGGATAGACTGCGGCTTGATACATAGTATTTCTTCTATGATAGCGGATAGGTGAGCCCCTCTGTTTATTGGCATAGTTTTATTGGTACCGATTAGGCAGATACCTATCTAACGGAGCTTCTGTTATAAAATAAAAATTAGTATTATCTCCAAAATTGCATTTAGTGGTGGAGAGTTCTTCTATCCCATTCATATTACAAGGCCAAGTATGTCCGTGAACCTCCATTAAATGTCCCGTAGTATATCTCTTTCCCCCCAGTTCTTCCCACCTGTCATGTCCGAGATGGTCGCATATTATATAGCCTCTCTCTATTAAAACCTTATAAGTTTCTTGATTCAACCCCCAACCTGGTGGACGAAAAGTCTTTTTAAAACAATTCATCTCTTCTGCCATATCCAGGTACTTATTGGCTTCTTCCTCCGTCCAATGGTTAGACTCCTGTGCCCTGCCATGCTCTTTCGTGTCGTGAAACCATCCGTGGACACCCAGTTCAATCCAGTCGTATTGCTGAAGTTTTTGGATGTGCTCTGAAGAACACTTTGAGGGGATACAAAATAAAGTAACTTTTAGTTTAGGAAAACGTTCTTTGAGTTTAAGGAGTTCCGGCAGAGCTGAGGTTTCATCGCACTCATCGTCGAGCTCGAATACTACTTCATCTAAATGTTTTCCTATTATCACAAACTCTTCATCATTCACTTTGCCAAAACTTACGTTAGTGGATAGATGACGAGCTACATCGTTTAGTTCCAGGTAATTTATCCTCCATTCGAAAGTATCATCTTCAAAATCTATACGGTTGCTGTCGTGTTCTATAAACTCTTTTCTTAAATTAATAATAACTTTTTTATTAGCGATTCTAAATGCGTCCTGAATAACTTTTTTCCAATCCTCACAATTCTCAAGGAAATGCCTCATCACTACCACATCGTAACTATTGTCTTCGAAACTCTCTAAATCACGTACATCCCCAATTATCCATGTTTTATCAGGATATTTATCTCTAGCTGACTTAATGGCTGTTTCTGAATAATCTAATCCTGTATATTTATTATTTAAAAGACTAGAGAGTGCTCCTTGACCACATCCTAAATCAAGAACCGAGTCATTGGGACTAATATTTTTTACTATTTCCGCATAAGAAGGTTCATTCGGAATAGAATAGTATTCTGGACGTCCTTGGTAAATTTTCTCCCAATAGTTCATTATATAGTTTTAGCAATTATAGTATAGGTATAGCTTCCCTTTGGGTCAGTCTTTACGATTTCAAATCCGTTTTTAGTCAACAGATTACACATCTCATCCATCGATTCAAAGGTAGTATAGTGTCCGAATCTGAGATTTTCTACCGCTTCAGCAACGCTTTGAATTGGAAAATTGATATAAATGTACCCGTCCAGAATACGCCTTATTTCCTTTATTCCCGCTTCAGGTTCATTCAAATGCTCGATAACCTGAGTAGCAATGGCTGAGTGAAAATGTCCATCCTCCCATTCTGTCCGCTTCTGAATATCCCCTTTAACCACGTTTCGGCCTAAACTCTTGGCGTGGTCAGCTATATCAGTGACTTCTATTCCAGTAGCGTCGGGATAACCTCGACTAGCTAACTCTTCTAGTAACAGTCCGTTCCGTGTCCCGATGTCTAAAATCGGTTCTTTTAGGTATTCTCCGAACTCGTCAAACATCTCCAAGTGCCACGGCGAGAGAGGATATTCGTGAGTATTAGAGGTGTGGCGTTGTTCTTGTTGCCATTTAAATTCTGCGTCGTCTTTAGGTTGTAAGGAGAACATTTATTTTTTCCATCTCGGAATCCAAAGAATACTTGGAAACGAATTCTCGATATTTCTTGGAATCGTAGGATGAGATTAAAATATTATAAAATCCAGTAAAATCTTTATAAATTAATTCTTTAGGCCAGAGTTCTTCTGCTCCATAGAAGGAGTTGATAATAGGTTTAATGCCTTTTGCCATCGCTTCGCCGACAATGAGAGAGAAACTTTCAGCGTATGAGGGTTGCCAGAGGTAATCAATACTGTCGAACCATTCGTCAATATTAGAAACTTCCCCACTTTCTTCAATTGGTAAATCTTGGACATAGTGTTTATAATATTCGCCTTCCCTGCCAGCGAATCGGTTAAGTCCTACCATTTTTAATTTAAACCACGGTTCTTTTTCCAATAACTCCCTGAAATAATGGAACATCGTGAGGATTCCTTTGGTCTGGACGATATTTCCGGCATAACCAATAGTGAATCCCTTACGCCTTTCCCTGAATGTTAATTTATCCAAATCTATACCATTATGAATGACTGACTGTTCCACCCCTTGGACATTGCAGAGTCTTTTTAAATGTTCTGAAACAAATATCAAATGAGAAACGCAACTCCAGTCTATCTGCTGGTGAAATCCCATGTAATATTCGACGGCATGAAGCCGTGCGATAACTTTTTTCTTTTTCAGTTCTTCTTTGTCGTCTTGGCTGGCTGAAATCAGGTTATTATCACAGAAGTCAAACCAATAAATATCAGCATCGGTTATAGTCCAGTTATTTAATAATTGGCACTCGTGACCTTCGAGTGCTAATCGGTCAATAATGGGTTGAATAAAACGATGGTTTCCTGGGTCAGCACTAAAAAATGTTATTTTAATATTTGTTCAAAAACTTCCTTGAACTTGTCTGCACATACCTTGTCGTTAAGTTCAGTTAAGACCCGTTCTCTCACTCTCAGTCTTAACTCTGGAAGATTATCTTTAAATTTTTTAATCGCTTCTTCAAATAATAAATCATCTACTGTCTCAACATCATCCATGTTCCACATAGTGTCTTCGCTGTCATTTAAGATTATCACTTGAGCCACTTCTTTCGCTCCTCCGTGATTTGTGACAATACAGGGGAGGCCGTAGGCTAGGGCTTCGAGAACAGTGTTTGGCATACCTTCCTTTCGAGAGAGATGGATATATCCGTGGCAATCATGATAATAAGAAAAATCATCAACATTTCCTTCCGCAACTATCAGCTCAATACCGTACTTCTCACAGAGTCTCTTGGTTTCTTCCAGCCTTTTAACGGGTCTTGGAATACAGGTGGTTGCTAGTTTTAACCTACCATTAAATTCGGGATAGGTATCTGGGAGCTTTGGTTCATCGGCTGGGATAATGACGTACTCGTCCGTTCGTTCTTCATTAAAAACCTTTTGAGTAATAGCCTTACAATACTTGGAAATATGAACCACAGCGGCTGACTCTTCGTATAGTTCTCTTATTGGTTCGTTGGCTTCCAAAAGATTAATCCCCTTCTTCCATTCAGTTCCAATTGAATACATTACGGTCGGCTTGTCGTGGGGAATTTCATCCCAAGTGTGGCTAAATCCCTTAACAAGAATAATATCGTATGGTTCCGTATAAATTCCTTTATCTTTATGCCAACGAATTAAATTCATATCCGACTTTAAAAATCCTTTCTGAAATCTAAAAAATTCTTTATCTGAGACCATGTGGCCATCCTGAAATGTATAAAATAAAATGTTCAGCATAAGTTTAGTAGTCTATTTTCCTATGTTCTATTGTGCATTTTGAACCTTTTTTCATATCTATATTATAACACAATAAAATTTTATTCTCATCCGAAATATTCTCCCGAAATCCCACCTACCTTAGCGTATTCGTAAGCCCAGTTTTCTGTTCTCACGTACGCAATGTAGGGGAGTAAAGGAAGTTTTTTAGATTTATTCTCACGGGTCAGGAGCCAAAATAGTGCGTGGTCTTGTCCCCAAGGATTACCGACAAATTTATCTTCTTTGTTATATCTTGGATATTCTCCTGGTAAATTTCTTTCTGCCCAGTATTCCTTAACCCTTTCTCCAAACCAATCAGCAAAAGCATAAACATCGTCAATCTCTGGCAGGTAAGCCTTTTCATTAAGCAGTTCCTTCTTGAAACAGAACGACCCTGCTCCCACCATACCGCAGTCGAAATAGGCCATCCCAAGACCATCAGGACTTTCGTCAATATCTTTAGCCTCCTTAACCGTTGAGCCTCCCAGATAAGCTAGGATATGACCGTAATGGAAAATGCTGTAATCAGGGAATGCTTCAATGCAGTGTTTTAGTTGTTCCAGATATCCAAATATAACTTCATCGTCAGAATCCAGAAAGCATATCCAGTCTCCCGTAGCTGCTCTCATTCCGTCATTCCAGCTAATAATTCTTTCCCGACAGATATCGTGTGTTATGACTTTGATTCTTGGGTCGGTATATTTTTTCAGGACTTCCTGTGTGTTGTCTGGACTGCCATCGTCAATGATAATCAACTCCCAATCTGAATAGGTCTGGTCAATGACAGATTGAATAGCAAGCGGAATGATATTTTCTCTGTTCCATGTGGGACAGATTATTGAAAACTTCATACGGGTTTTGTTCCGAATACCGGATTTCCTAATTTCTCAAAATATAGAAGTGGTTCTAGCTCCTTCTTAAACACGGTCTGAAGACTTCTATTTTGTCGGATAAACCGCCATTGGTTGATTACAGGATTTCCTTCCACGAAGTACAAAATCTTATTCGCCAAATTGGTGAAGTGAACGTCTTCGTCTTGGATGTTTAAGTCCGTCCTTCCGTTCTCACCATCCAGAATATTAACAGTGCTTCCGAAAGGTTCAAACAAACAATTCTTGCTTCCATAGATATCCCGCATTACCGGAAGATGATAATTCAGAACGCAGAAATTCTTGGTTGCCATACTCTCCTGACAAACTAATGAATAGGTTTCCGTGTTGGATGGGTGCATTGCAAAGTCAGAAATCTTTTTCATGTTCATTATGAACTGTCGTGGGACATTATAATGAGTTTCTGGTTTCCATTCTGAAATGAAAATCAGTTCCTTTTCCGTCAGTCCCCACTGTCTGCCAATCTGCTTGAGCTCTTCTTTGTAAATCAATTTGTCTCCTCCAGTAGAGTGGAAATCAAATAGAATCATTCTGACACTTCTCCCTTGCTTCTTAATCGCCCCCATCGTCTTGATGTTGAACTCAGGTTGTTTTCCCCTATCCAATCGGCAAGGATAAACTGAAATTACATCAGCACTTAGAATGTCAAATTCTTTTACCAGGTCTCTAGTAAGTCTCCACGCCTTCAATCCCTTCTCTGAAAAATCTTCTTCGTCTCCGCAAAGGAGAGAGATAAAATCCGAAGGATGATGGACGCATTTTACTTCGTCCAGTTCCATCCCGAAATTGAGAGCTACTCTCTTCCTGTCCCAGTCATTCGGATAACAGATAAACGCATTGGGAAATTTAGGAGCGATTAACTTGGAAACTTCTTCTATGTTGCAATTCAATTGTGGTTGAGTGGGTGAGTGAAGCCAGTGCAACCATCTTAAATCGGTTTCATTAGCCAGCCTCCTGCACGCTACATTGTGGATGAGATGGGCTGGTTGGAGCAAAATATCGTGGGTCAACACAACATCATAACCTTCTAATTCAGTTTTTAAAGAACTGTACATCGCATCAACCTCTGATTGCCATTGGTCATTCAGTTGCCCCTCATTACTTCTTTGAACTTGCGGAGTGTATCCGTAAGACACTTTGTCCCAGTATCCACCAGGACTCTTAAACGCTTGGTCTACTATGAGTTTTATCTCATAACCGTTGTCCACTAACATTCTAATTTGGTCTTCTACGCAATGAACGAGAGAGTATCCTTGGTCGAAATCGTAGAAGGTCGTCAGAATCACAATTTTCTTCATAGTAGTTTTTTTAATAAATTAATATGGTAGCCCTCTTTGAAAAAACTACAAACAAAGAGGGCGAGCATATTAATTTACCAGTAGTTTTAGTTATTTAAAAATTGTTAGGCCAAAATCCTTGTGTTCTTGTAAACTTAGAATCTCCATCCATAGACATTAATGCTCCATAATCATTGTAGCGAGGCACCAAGCGTATTCTTCTCCCCATCACTTCTGTCTGTTTAAGTTTCTTAAGTCTAGCATCAAAATTCTCATGTGCGTAAGTAGATGCGTCATCTTCAGCACCGCCATTCATCCTAAGCAAAAATTTCCAGATTAGATAGTTTTTAATCAACATTGGGTCTGGAACAATTATTGTTTGCGTATCGGTAGTAATTGGAGTCAGTGTTGAATAATAATCAGCATAAAAATTCTCTTTGTCGTTACTGGAATCCACTATCGGCCAGACATAGATATATCCATTATAGGTTGTGTAATAAGAAGGAGTTCCATAGGTTGCTCCCATGAACACATCTGTTCCAGTCGGATAAGTTACGGTGGAATTGGCAGACAAAGTTAATACTCCAGTATTTTTGTTATTAGCTGAAAAAGTAAGATTATCATCACCAATAGAAATAGTTCCTGATGAATCAAAGTCTTTACTATTAGTAAGTGTAACAGTAGAATCTCCGACCTGAAGAACTGATGACAGTGTACCATAATTTACCTGAGATGTCAAATTGTTCCATTGTTCCTTATCTGCCCAAATCAGGTTACCGGAATTACCCATTTTTAGGTTATATATGGACTTATTGGTGTTTGGGTCATCAATATCAGTTGGCATTGCGTATTTCCAAGTTCCGACAGAAGTTGTGGCAAATGGAGAGTTAAATTTAGCCATCCAACTCCAACGTTTCAATTCTCTTAAAACCTCTAGTTGACCATTGTTTAACTGTTTAAATCCGTATTCATCTGAGAAAATTGGAGACGTTGTCTTATTTATTTCCATTAAAGCCGAATCAATCAGATAACGGGCGGAGTTTATTGGATAATCAGTAATCGGAATTGGGTCTGAATAAGTTGAATAAGTACTGGTAATTGAGTTCTTATAACGGATAAAGTAATAACCTGTCGCAGTTGAATCATCATAAATAGTCTCGTCATCCACATCCAGATAAATAGTTGTTATAACTGTTTTTGTTCCAGTAGCTGTAACGGCATAAGAAATTTCTACTTGGTCATAAAGAATGATACTGACGTAATCTGAGTTAGAATGATTCTGTGTTGTTGCCGAAGCAAGAGTGATAGTTGAACCTGTGGGAGCTGTTGAAGAATGGGTGTGGATAATTTCAGAGCTTTCGTTTCCGATGTTGCCAATAAACAGAATCTGATTCACGGCAAAACCATAAATATTCTGTACCGTCAGAGAAGATGAACCGGCAGCAAAGTCATTAGTAAGAAACGTTTGCTGTGCATCTTTTAATAAATTTATGATTGGTATTCTTAATCTCATTTAATTTTAGTTAATGTGGGACATCCTTTCTTGTGTCTAAATCCCTTAGAACCACACAACTCACATTTAATTTTACTTGGTTCACTAACAACCTCCTTGGGTTTAATTTTTTCTAATTCAACTTCCAACTCTTTCTCACTCATATTCATTTGTTTCAGAGCCTCTTTTTTTCGTCTGTCAATTTCAGTTTGAAACTCTTGTTCCTGTTCTATGGTAGCGATATTAGCTCCCTTAATGTCGTTGTCGAATATTTCAACTCTTGGAGGACGCTTATCCTCTGACAATTTAGAATAAATAGCTTCTTGTAACATCTGTTCTTCTTCGGGATAAAGCACCCTTAAAGAACGCAACTCAGGAAGAGTCATTTTCCGAAGCTTTTCCTGAGTAGGAAATGTCGGGTCAATCATAGTTTTGTTTATTTAAAAATTAACCAGCTGCCTCCATAAAAGCACTATATGTTCCGACTCCAGCTACTGCCACGTTGGCACGGATATATCTCCATCCAGGCTGAACGATAACTCCAGTTGATGTTTTTGAAGTTATTGCTTTAGAAACAATAGGCGTTGTTGGTGTTACTGATGTAGCGTCAACAAAGGCAATACTATTTATCCAATTAGTTCCATCATTAGATACATCTATGGTAAACATTGCGTCTCCAGATGTATATGCTGTGCAAACAAACTGAATAGTAATAAGTTGCCTTTTTGAAATATCATAAGCACCACCAACAGTATTGGCAGATACTCCGCTTGTAGCTGCTGGAGAATAACCAGTCAATAAGTCCACACTGTCTGTGTAAGGTAACGACATATTATTTTAGTTAAGTTAATTAAGTTGTAGTACTAGAACTTGATGAGCTCGAAGATGAACTTGAAGATGAGCTGCTGCTCGAAGAGCTAGTGCTTTTTGAACTACTGGACGATGAACTGGAAGTGCTAACACTCGAAGAACTTGATGATGAAGAAGATGTGGAGATTGAGCTGCTAGAAGAACTAGTACTAACAGAACTGGATGAACTAGAAGTACTAATACTAGAAGATGAACTAGAAGAACTGGAACTAGAACTCGTAGAAGTTGTTACCTGTGCTATTACAGAAAAAGAACATGAGGTGATAGAACCAGTGTTGGTATAAGTTCTGCCATCTTTATCCATCGTCTGTAGAATACATCCCACAGCATAGCCCTTAACTCCAGAAGGAATTTTGGCTACCTTGCATTTACACCAAATAGTGTTTCCAACTTCATCCACCAATATATCATCAACATCATCAGGCGAGTATCCAACAAAATCTGTTCCTGCTTGATAAACCATAAGATTAGAAATTAAATTAAGTTAATACTACAAAGCTGCAAGAGCTTGACGTACCTTGATTAGTGTATAAAGCACCCGAATCAGTAGCGATACAAATACAGCCTTTTCCATAGCCCGATGTAGCGGCTGGAATGTTTACCACCGTACACTTAATAAGCATATAGTAATTGCTTTCATCGGTAAGAGCTACCATCACACTTGTGCCAGGTATAGTAGTAAATATTCCTGTCCCTGTTGCCATAAGTTTGAATTAGATTAATTGAATTAACAGGCGGTTTTTAAGAGAAAGGTGCCGCCAAACTTTCACTGGGATGAGTAATAGAGTTACCCAGCATCTCCTATTAGGTGGTCGAATTTGCACATAGCTTTGATACCATAGTTATCTGTTTGTCTGTGGCAATCAATACACAATGTTTGTCCATTTGAAATCTCAAATTGTAATTCTGGGAAATTTTTTCTTTCTTTTATGTGATGAGGATGTAAATATCCACCTCTTTTATGACATTTTTGACAAGTGTAATCATCTCTCTCGAAAATTGTTCGTCTCCAATTTTTCCATTCAATAGAATTTTTTAATTTGTCATATTCTCTTGATGTTCCACCCTTCCATAAATTGCATTTTTCACCTGTTCTTCCCGTTGGTCTTCCCAATAAAGATATTCTAATCTTTTCTTTTTGCTCATCACTCATCGCCTTTCCTTTATTGTGAGCAGGTTTTCCTATGTGAGATATACTAAATCGTTTCTTTAATTTAGTAGACCACCTTTTACCTTTATTCCAAGAAGAACGTCCAGTGTTTATGCATCTTCTAGAACAATATTTACTTTTTTCCCAGTCTTTTAATGAACAATTTTTCTTTTTTATGTACTCATTGCCACAAACAATACATTTTTTTGTTAGCATAGTTATTGTTTAAGTAATTATACTAACATATTATCATATAACTAAGTTGGTGTCAACTCTATGTCGTACTATTTGCCCCGACTGCCCATTGAAAACTTGAGAATCCTGGTTGAAACATCGTTGAAGCTGTATAGACTTTCGTACCGTTATTGACAATCTTGTCGCTGTCAAACTTAGGTCTCCATGCCCATACCATTTTAGCCATTTTGGCTGCTCTATCGAGGTCAATCAAGAACCAATATTTACCATAACCAGAAGGAATCCAAGAAGCAACCTTGTAGTCAATTCCGCCCATGCCATTAGCAAAGACGTTATTAACCCTGTTGGCTGAATCTGGGTTTCCAAAGGAGCGAAGAACTTCTTCAGCTCTCTCTTTGTTTTCCTGAGCCACGATTAACCTTAGGTTTCTGCAAGTCTGTAGTGGAACTCCCTTATCATCGTACATGCGGTCAAGAGCCTGTCTGGCTGTTTTGACGTTGTCGTATGAGAGTGGAATTGCTCCCAGAGTATTAGATTGAGTTGAACCATCCTTCATTGTGTGGGAAGCGGAGAATAAAGCTACCGCATCTCCACCTGTGAAGAAAGTTGTTCCGAAGCCAAGATAAAAAATCTTAGCTGCGTTCTCATTAATTATCTGGTTGACAGAGTTTGCTGTCGCAGAGGTTATTTCGTTTATTTCAGGCCACAAATTGAAGAGAAGCATTTCTTCTGTAATCACTGCCGCTTGGGTGTACTTCTGTGGGGTAATAGTAACGCTATATCCTTGAACCTTATCCTCACGGTTGTAAGGTTCGCCTTCACCTGTCAACTTAGCTCGGCCAAGACCCGAAAAATTTTCGTATACTGGAGATTTGATGTCCGCTTCGATGTCCTTGAATCCAAAGTATCCATACTCTAGTGTCTTAGACAACTGGTCGTTCGTTTCATTCCAAATACCACGAATTTTTGCTTCTGCTAGGTCAGCTAATTGTTGTAATGATAACATCTATTAGGTGTTAGATTTAACGTTAAATACCTTCACGAATTTGAAGTTTCCTTGGCGAAGTCCACTACCTGCTCCTGTACCACCGATGCCACCTGGGTCAACTGCGGTGCACATCACAACCCTGTTGGTTGTGGTTTGTGCTCCTGCATTGGTATCAACCTGTTGAGCTCCTGTACCTCCAGCAACGAGTTTGTAATAAACTCCTACTGAAGTTAAGGCACTCATATCAGAGTTGGTTCCCATTAAGAATTCGTAATCTTGGTCTATCGGAATGTAAGAAGGTTTTACTTTAGCTACCGTTTCATTGGTGGCTGCCATAGTCAACGCTACATTCGATATTCCAATTATTGAATCCGTGGCTCCAGCAACGTAGATTCCATCAGAACCCGCTGTAAGGATGTCGCCTACTGCGAATACTTCAGAGTTCTTTCCGATGAAATTACTATCGTTGTTGTTGGTATTTGTTGGAGTATTTATTAGTTGGGCTCCATAAATAGTTTGTGTTGCCATTTCTGTATTTAACTTTTAATTAAGCAAACTTCTTCATCATAGCATTATAGGCATCGAGGCTTCCATACATCCGTACGACCGCTTCCCTTTCCTCTTTAGATAGGGAGTCGGAGGGAATATCCTCACTTTCCTCTTGATAAGAAGTTGCACCACGAGATATCGCCGGTTCAGAAAAAAGCAAATCTTCTTTAACTTTTTCCTTGCGGTTTACTCTCGCTCGATTGATGAGTTCAGTAGAGTACTTGACAGCAAAGGCACGGTCTAAATCCGTTTCCACTCCTTCACGAGTAAGTCCTGTTGAAGATTTCACCTTATCATAATCACTTATGAAAGATTTAATTTCTTCAGGATTATCACGAAGAACTGGTTTGTCTTCCAGCCACTTGGAAAAAGTATAGTTGAAAATTTCACCTTTTACTTTATCCTGTTCTTGCCGAACTGGATTTAACTCGTCTTTGATGTGTTTGTCCCAAGCTTTACTGGCGGGGTCATTGAAGTCGATACTTGGAACCTCTTCCTCTTCTTGAGGATTAAGTTTCTTTAGTATATCCCGCTTACGCTTCAACTCAGCATTAGCTTCAGCAATCGCTTTTTCCAGATTGGATTTCTGCTCTTGCTTTTTACGTAACTCACTATCTTGCTTTTTTTCTTCTTCGGCTTTCGCCTCTAACGCTTTTTTCTGAGTTTCATCCTCAGCCTTAGCGGTCTCGTCCGGAGACAAGATTTTATCCAATTCATCCATGACGTTTACGATGTGCTAACCCGACACCGAGGGGTTCTTAGGATTAAATAGACTTAGATGGAGCCCCGAATAATTCAGTGCTCCTAAAAGGCTATTTTTTAACCTTCTTGACTTTCTTGATAGCCATTTTGGCTATCTTTTTTGTCTTTTTTTTCTTTGCCATTTGGTTTGTTTTCTTTTGGGACACTTATAGTGTCTCCTTTGGATAAAATTAAATCTTGCATCTGCTCTTGAAAAGAATTCTTGAGTTTTGTTTCAAAATCTTTAGCATCATCCAAATCCATGAGTCTTAGTTCTACAAGTCCATTTTCCTGATTAGGAAACGCAATGAAAGCAGCGTGATTAATTTCCAGAAGTTTCTCAACCTTCTTATAAAGTTTCTTAATCTTCAGCGTCTTATTTTTGTTTTCCCTTGAGTCCAAAATGGATTTTTCTGGCTCGATTGAACATGTCGTACTTTTTTCGTTTTTTTGTTCCTGATTTTCTGGCGGTTGAGAGGGCGACTGCGATTGCTTGTTTGTTGGCTTTGTCTTTTCCGAACTTTTTTGTAGTTTTTGCATAAGTTTTACCTTTATGAAACTCGCTTATATTTTTAGAAATTGTTTTTTTACTTTTTCCTTTAGTGAGCGGCATATTATTTCATTCCGAAAAACTTTTTACGGGCAGATTCGTATTTAGATGAATTAAACTTTTTACCACCCTTTTTTCCTTTCGCCTTACTCTTGGTTGGTTTAGCTTTCCGACCTTTCATGAATTGTTTTGCAACATCAGCGGTATTTGATGTAAGCGTTCCGCCAATAGCGTAACCTCCCGATTTATTTTTCATAGTTATTTTTTAATTTTATTAATTATTTGAAAATCGTAGTAGCAAGATTTAGATGTTTTTAAAATCTTTTCTACTATTCCTATTGCTCCTCTGTTCTCTGCTATATCAATCTCTGTTGTTCTTTTAGTTGCCGCCAAAATTATTAGTGCGTTTAACATGTTCTCCAGATATTTCCTGAAGCCTGGCATATTATAACAATGTGCCAGAGCATCTTTCATCTCTGTTGACATCTGGACTGGTTTTCGGAAAGTTAGTTTTATATCCTCGGTCATATTATTGTCCCATCATGCTTTGTAAATTAAGTTGATTGCCAGGTGCCATAGCTGCTGCTGGCTGAGGCATGCCACCTTGTCCTCCTCCGCCTTTTTGCATCTGTGCCATTGCCATTGCACGAGGGTCGATTCCTCCATTGTTCTCCTGTTTAGTTTGTTCGAATTCTTCTGCATCAATATCGTATGTATCTTCAACTTTTTTAATTAAAGCTGAAATATTAAACGGTGCAATTTGTGCTAGTCCAATTCTCCAATTAGCAAATTCCATAATCTCTGCTCGGTCTAATAGTTGATTGTTCTCATAGCTAGAACGCTTAACAACTTGAATCTTATAATTAAAATCAAAGAACACATCAACATTTAAAGCCAAAGCTTCTACTGGTGTTCCCTTTAATTCTCCTTTCGCCTCAATCTTAGAAAGTTGGTCAGCCATTTTCTTTCTGCCATTCGTATCCAGTGAATCATTGTCAGTCAGTTTCAGAATACGTGTTCCAATTTTTCCATCTGACAATTTTGTTTTTGGTAGAACAACGTCCCTGTAAAAAAACTTTTCAATATCTTTACCTTTCTTATCTGTAATGGTTTCAATTTTTGGAATAGAATAAAATTGTAATATGTGATTTAAGCGGAGTATTGTTCTGTCTCTTTCAAAATCTTCCAAATATTCAGAGGTGAATCCCATCTTACTTTCGGCTTCCTGTTGCTTTAGCATAGCCTGACGCATAGTAACCTTTCCTCCCTGAGGAGAAGCTGCACCATACCCGCCCTCCGAACCTGCATTGTCTTTTATAAAACTTAATGCTGACTGGAGCATTGATTCCTCGCCTTGGTTTACGCCAGGTAGAGTTGCAAATTTCCAGTTATTGATGTCTCCAACTTTTCTAATCTTGTTGGGTTCCAAAACCGTATCTTCTACTAAGTCATCTAGGTCGGAAGAAAGTCCAAAGGGTTGCAGAGAACCATAGGTCTTATCAACCATCATGTTCCAGAGAGTGTTAATCAGGTCTTGGTCTCCCATTATCTTCTGAACCAATGATGAGCCCCAGAAGAAATTTACATTGAAAGGTTCATGCCAACCCTTGGCGAACGGATAATTACCGTCTTTAAATGGAATAACTCCACGATACATCGGAATTCCGTTGACCAAAATTATGTGTTTGTTTTTTCTCTTGTTGTAATATCTTAAAACCTCTACCTGATTGCTGTTGAGTTCTGTTACCTGAAGATTAGAATAAAAAGTCTCCACTTCAGAATTTATAGAGTAGTTTCCTTTAACTACATACTTCCAATTGGAATAATGACCAAGTTCTCTTTCCGCCTCATCATACATCATAGTCTTTTTCCAAATAAGAAATGGCTGTTTCTGGACATCAGGCTGGTATGGATTGGAAATATAAAAATCCTGCAAAAAAACATTCTCCTGATAACAGTTATCAAATAATGTTCTGGTTTCTTTTTTAGTTTTAATCTCTCCAGTTTCAGCGTCAAAATCTACCGGTACTTCTGTTTCCTGTTCGTATTTTAAATAACCTTCATATTTTATAACTGTGCCCTTGATAGCTGCTTCCAATACTGACTCAGTATAACGTGCATCAGCATTTTCTTCGTTGTTGGAATAGTCATTCAAATCCTCTAGAGCCCTTGCCATTTGGGCAGACTCAGTTCCAGATTCTTTGTTGACTGCTATAATTTTTGGTTCAGGCATTTTAAGACCAACCTTAGATACAAACCCAATAACAATATTGCGAGTTATATTAAGGAACATGTTGCTCCGGTCTTGGTTCATAAAAGGAGCCATCGGCAACCAGCCGTTCCAACGCTTCTCCCAGTCATCAATACAGTCAGTTAAATTCCTGCCATTAAACTGGTTGTATGATTTCTGCATTACATTCCTAACTGAGATATAGTCTTTAGCCACTTGGTCAACGTCTTTCTGCTCATCCCATGTAGGTTTGAATGTTAGGGTCTGCTCTTCTAGAGCTGTCTTTTTAGTGGATTCTCCCATAGTTTCTTAAATAAACACTGCCGGACAGAGGTCTGTCTCCTTCTTTTCTCCGGTAATAATCAAATTGTTTTAAAGTTTCTTTATCTTGATTAACGTGCATAGAGGCTGGAGATACTATTTGATTCTGGTAAGCTAGTGCGTCAATTAAATCGTCATGCACTCCACGTGGGAACCTTATAAGTTCATCTATGATGTCGGTCTGAGATTTTAGGAAATAAATCGCTCCAACTTCATAGCGTGGAATCAGAGATTCTATTCTTCGGTTTTTAGCCTGTCCAGCATCTTTAAGTTCTGTAATAGAGAAAAACGAATTTCTATTTCGCATCTCATTAATCAGGTTTGGTTTTAGCGTGTACTCAAACGCTTTCTGTTCAATACCAATTTTGTAAGGTTTGAAATAATTTTTCAAGTCAAATATTTTTTGGATGAGTTCTCCCTCTGTCCCTTTAAATCTCTCGCTCCTAATGTACCAATTGTTTTCTCTGTCTACCCTGTTAATTACTATGCCTGTAAAGTCTGCTGTCTTTTCAGCACTGTAAGCTCGGTCAATCGTGATGTAGCATTTTAGGTTCTTACCATTCAGTTCTTCTTCCTCGTAATATTTTAAATTCTCAATTTTAAATTTTCGGTGTTCATCTGATACAGGGTCGTTCTGATACTCCTGATAAAAAAGGTATCCCTGTCCCTGCTCGATATAATTTTTTTTAATAATATCCAGCTCGGTTAAATTCAGGTGTTCCGGCCACAACGCTTTTCCGTTATCTATGGCCTTGTAAGTCTTCTTTTTAAACTCTGTGTACTTGTCCTTGTCTAGAACTTTAGCCATTAGAGAATCGTAGTGCAAAATCGTTCCAATCATCACCAGCCTTCCTTCTTTGGAAAGACTTGGAATTAAGGCTCCGTTGAACCAGCGTTCCAACTTCTCTCTACGTTCCTTACTAGATACCAAATCATCGTTCTCCAAATCGTCTACGACTATCAGGTCAGGTCTGGATTCACGATACTTTAAACCCCTAACCTTCATTCCAGCACCTAGGCACTTAACTAACGTGCTTCCTGCAATTATCTCATCTTCCGCCCAATGTCCGGAGGACAACTTCCCATAAAAGGTTCTGAGCTTATCATTTTCTTCAAACTCAGCCTTGAGAGCCTCTAGGAAGAGTGTAGCTTGAGAATAGGTATCTGACACCAGTAGGACGAACTTTGTCTTGCCGTAAACAATCTCATGGGCTAGGAAGACCAAGTCTGTGATGGTGCTCTTAGCATGACCTCTCGGAGCTCCTATGGCAATCCTTTCTGCTCCAGATTCGTAAATCTTATAAATCTCTTGGTGAAAATCCGGTGTAGCTAGCTTTAGATGATGAGGAAAAAAGAATTTGCCAAACAGTTCTACATCTTCTTCAAATATCTTTTTCAGGGTTCCAATCTTCTGTTCGTTTGTCAGATTCATAGTTTAGTTCGATTATTGGTTCCTCTGTTACGCTAACTGGTTCCTCTTGCACGCTAAGGGGTTTCTCTTGCACGCTAACTTTTTTATGGTATCTGAATAAACTCCTGCATGTAGAGCCACAAAATAGCTTTGTATCTCTATCTTTATAAAAAATCTTGTTACAATATTTGCAGTTTGGCATAGATATTTGCACGCTAACTTAATACTTGCACGCTAATTCTATTTTTAGTTGCACGCTAAGGGGATTGTGTGTCGCAAAATAAGATAACAATATTAAACAGTAGAGGGGGGTGCCCGTGTGTGAATAGCCCTTTTTCTAAGCCATAACTAGGCTATATATTGTCGCACAATCTATATTGGGCGACATAGAACAAAGGACAACACTACCCTACCTGCTTAATGGCTCTTATAAGCCCTTATTATCTCTATAAAGTCCACATCAGGTATATCTATAGTAGTATGTTGCTCATTATCTGCCTTGTATAGACCCTTAACCTTGCATGCTATAGCTAGTTCTTTGCTTCTATCTTGCTTTTTTACGCTTATATCTTCTGCTAATGCACTTAATATCATATTATCCGTTAAACCTACTTCATCACATAATTGCTTGAATCCCTTGCTTTCCGTCACTAATTGAGGTCTGTTTGCTGTTGTTATGCTGTACTCACTCTTTAGCAAAGCATCTTTTAAAGTACCTCCATTTAAGATATTATCAGATATGTTTTTTACTGCTAGTTTTTGTTTTGCTGTTGGCTTTGTATTGTAATCCTTTGGCATATCCTTTGCGTTTTTTAGCTATCCTTAATGCTTTTAGCACCTTTAAGCGGTTTATAGTAGCGATACTATCCATATAATTATTACGATAAGCCCGCCAATTATAACGCCCTTTGCAATGTCTATCTTTTGTTGATGTATACGCTTAAAACATCGCCAATGCGATTTATACACTATTTTACGTGGTTTTTTGCGTTTTGTTTGCATTTTTTAGCGTTTGAGCCTTTGTGCTCACAAGTTAGCAAACTATTATCTATAATATATAGTCATAATGCCATTTTGTCAAGTACTGAAAGTTATCCACACCTTAACACTTGACAAGTTTATAATGTGGGTGTATAATGGATATAACAGGAATGTAATATAATAGCTATTCAGTTGTAGTACATTCTATAATCAACACCAAGGCGGGACAAGAGCATATTTAATACATCTCTTATAGTCCCGCCAAGGTTTCAATAATCATTAAATAATAACAATATGAAAAAAGTATATTTCGCGTGTTATGCTAAACAATTAAAAATGTTTCTAGCAATTTGGATAAAATTGTTCGAAACAAAATAACTATGGAAAATAGCAACGAGTACAAAGACGCAATGGACAGCGTCAGGGAGTCAATTTTAAAAGGGGAAGTTTATGCTCATGTCGAGAGCGTAAGCAATAGCGGAATGTCTAGGCGGATTTTGTTTTATCGTATTGAATCAGACACTTACAACGATGAAGCAAAAAATATCAATTATCACATAGAAAACATAACTTGCGAGGTTGCTTGGCTCACTGAATGGATAAAGCAAGGAGAAGTCAAACAAGGAGGAAAATGGATAAGTGAGGCAGGTTTTCGTGTTGGTGGTTGTGGAATGGATATGATTTTTCACACGCTATATTCTGCACTAGGTGCAGAAGAGGCGAAAAAGTGGAATCAAAAATATAATACATTATAGCCATCTTTTATGCTTCATAAACTTTGTGGAGCATATAAAGCGGACTAATTAAAACGCTTTCCCTGTATCTTAACAATATGAAGAAAAAGCAATTATTGATGTATTTAGATCAATACAGATATAAATACTATGCCCATAGCTTACAAGAGTTAAAAAAAGAGGTGTGCCCATATACCAAGAGCCCAAAAGTGTCAATCATGTATCAAGATAAAAAAGACGGGTCAATAGTAAGGTGTGGCTATATAGTAAGCGATCACTGGCTAACGGCATACATTCCATACGAAATTAAAAAATAAATACATTAATATTATGAAACTATACGCAACAACAACAAGTGAAAGAGCTAGCAAAGGGCAAGGAGGCAACTGGCTAAAAATAAAAATATGCAATGAAAAAGAACAGGAACTTTGCAGGATATATGTTGAAATGATAAACAATCAGCCAGTAGTACAGTTATGGGATATGAATCAGAAAATGTTGGAATTTATACCAACAAAAGGCAAACAAGAAAAAGGCGAATGTCAACACGAATGGCGAAAAATGGATAATGATGTCTATTATTGCCAAAACTGCCAAGCTACAAAAGACAGCGACGGCGGAATAATTGACTGATAGCCAAAAACTAATAAGCCGACAACATTGAACAGGGCAATGAGGTCGGTTTTTTGTTGGATAAAATAGGAATTATAAAAACCAAAATTTTTAAACTGTAAATAGTACGTTTGAAATCCACCTACCAATTGGTACATTTAGTACGTTTGGGTTTGACCTACCTATGTCTTACAATTATTATATCGCTTTGTTGTTAATTATTGCATATTGATAACTACACCATGCCCACTTTCCCTGTTTATTATACACTTCTTTAGCTGCTTTTATGTTGTTGTCAGGGTTTTTTAGCCATTCACAAGCATATCCGTGTACTGAATTTATTTGAAATATTCCACAATCTTTAGTTCCATTTGAATTTACATGAACAGCATCCGGTTTTAGATGTGATTCTGCTATGGCTATTTTAATCATATCTGGGTCATTTGGAAATGCTTTATTAATTTTCTCTCTAATTCCCTGGTCAGGAGAGGGTTTCCCCTCCCCAACGCTAGATAAATCTTGCGTACTGACTTCGGGCTCACCAGATGCAGCAGCCTCAACCACCACACGGTTGTTTATATTATATTCATTTCTTGCTATTAACTGACCATAAATGTTCTGTGCTTCCGAGAACACTATTGTTATAAGCAATATTAGGAGTATATACTGCAAAACTCTATCTATGTGAGTATCCCTATATTGCCTTATTTGAGCGTGTTTTAACTTCCAATAGAAGTTCATTTGTTTGAATCCTCACCCGCTTGATAATTACTTATTACCTATTAAGTATACACCCAAATTACACATTTGTCAAGTCTATTTCCTTACAATCCATGCCTGATTTTATTTTTCCCCAGCCATGTACAACTATTCTTATTCCAGATTTTTTTACAATTTCATAGTTTTCATTTTCTAAAATCTTTTTTACTCTAGTGGAAAAGTTTACCCTGCTAGTTGACTGAACTCCCAAAATTTCATTTTCTTTTATTGCTAAAATATCTATAAATCCAAATAAATCTTTTCTTATAAAGCATTTTGGAATAACTTTTTCTACTATACCACATAAATATCCTTCCTTTCTTAATTTTGCTAAACTTCTTTGTGTTGGTGAAACTGGCATCTTTTTGGTCTTAATTTGTTAAAGATAGCATTTTTTTCTTTTTCAGTAGTTTTACTCCGGTCATCTAATATGCTATGACAGTTCTGACAACCAAGCAACGTCTCATCAAATGCTCCTAAACGCTCAAAATTGCCCCTGTACGCATCTCTACGCTCTTTATGGCAGAAAGATAGCATATAATCTCCCAAACACCCTGGGAAGCCTAATTCACACCTTGTAATACCATAGTCATTATAAATCCACTTCAGGGTTTTATTTGCCTCTAAATTTATTTTTCCTATTTTTCCCATTTGTTTCATGATTTTCTTATTTCATTAAAAATTTCTGCCATAAACCATAGTACACAACCATAAACTGCTAGAACTATTAGAAATGTTATACCAGTTTCTTTTAGCATTACATTTATTAAAGTCCAGCTAAATAAGAATATTAGTATAAACCATAAACAGAACCATAGTGTTTTCATATAGTTATTTAATTTAAAGAGTTAGAGTTTCTTTTTCTTTATAAATTTATCGCTATCGTCAAAGAATTTAT